TAAGTAGCACAAATATGGCAGACAACCCTTTCAATATACCATACTTCCAACAAAGAGGATTAATATAATGATAGAGAATTTAAGAAAAAGATATGCAGATTTACAAGGTTTATTAAATACACCTATAGGTCAAAGTGAAGGCGGACTTTTAAGTAATATACCTCAATCAGCTATATTAGGTTCTGCTATTTATGGTCAAGGTATTCAAGGTAAAGATCCTTTCTCTGCTCTACTACCTGCTGTAGCTCAAACAGCAGAATTACAAAAATATATGACTCCTCAAAAAGAAAAATTAATGACTGCTTATGATCCTAAAACTAAAAAAAATGTTTTTGCAACAAGAACTAGAATTGAAAAAGAAGGATTAGTACCTTCACCTGTAAGTCCTGAATTAACTGCGGATCAAAAAAATTTTTCAGCTTTTAAAAATATCATGGAAACAGGAACTGATTTTGAAAAAGAAATAGCTCCAAGCATATTTACTAGAGGTGGTAAAGATGTTGTTTCAAAAGAAAAATTTATGTTAGATGGTGTTGCAGATGCTTTAAAAGCAATGACTATAAATATAGATGAAGTTCCTGAATATCAAAAACAATTAGAAAGTACTTATAATACTATTATAAATAAAATTTCTGATTCATCTTCTTCTGTTCAAATTTTACCTGTTCCAGAAAGTAAAGATCAATTAATTGATGGACAATCATATAATGTTAATGGTCAATCAATGAAATGGAATAAGAAAAAAGATAACTTTGAATAGGAGGTTGTATGGCTATAACCTTTGAAGAATTAAAAAAAAATTCTCAAACTCAAAGTAAACAAGAACCAATTACATTTGAATCTTTAAAATCACAAGAAATTAAAGAAGAACCTAAAATACAACCAATTACATTTGAATCTGTAAAAAAAGAAAAAGAAGAAAATGAAATTGGTGTAGGAGAGAATATTTATCGTACAGCAGTTGGTGCTTTAAGAGATGTAGCTCAAGGAACTATAGATTTTTCAGAATGGATAGAATCACCATTTGATTTAATTACTCCAGATAAATATAAAGGTGGTGTAGTAAAAACTGAAGAAGATGGTTATCAAGTTTTATATGGAGATGAGTATAAGGAAGCTAAAACAAGAATGAAATCTCAAGGACTAAAAGTGATTGATCTTCCTAAAGTAAAAGAACCTGAATATTTTGGAGGAAGTTTTGTTAGAGATGTTACAGGATTTGTTATTCCATTTTCAAAATTAAAAATGCTTACCCCTACTTCAAAGATAGGAAAAGGTACAGATATTGTTGCAAGAGGTGCATTAGCCGAACAACTAGCTTTTTCTCCTTATGAACAACGACTTTCAAATTTAGTAGAAGAATATCCTAGTTTAAAAAATCCAGTAACAAAATATTTAAAAGCTGATCCTAATGATACAGAATCTGAAGCTAGATTTAAAATGGCTTTAGAGGGAGTTGGATTAGGTACTGCTATAGAGGGTATTGTTTGGGCAACTAAACTAATAAAACCTGGACTTTCAAGAATTTTTAAAACTGAAAAACCAGAACCTAAAACTAAAACTGGAGAACCGATAAAACCAAAAGAACAACCTTTTGTTGATAAAGATAAAACAATATCAGAAAATTTGCAAACTATCGCAAAACCTATAGAAGATATAGTTATTCCAAGTGTAGAAGCTGCACCAGGATTACTAGGAAAAAAATGGCAAACAGTTGCTGATAAAATAATTGATTTTACAAGTTCTAAATTTCCAAATTATAAACCTTTAAAAAGATTACCTAACCAAAATAAATATTTTACACAAAGAGGATTAACCACAGGAAAACTAGAACAAGTAAGAAATTTATCAAAAAATGTTTTTGAAACTTTTTCTAAACTTAAACCTGATGAAAATATAGCAGTTAAAAATTTCTTAACTAAAGAGGGAACTGAGTCTGCAATTAAAAATGTTGATGTTTTAAAGAAAGCAAAAGAATTAAGATCAGCAATAGATACTGTTGGTAAATCATTAACTGATGCAGGAATATTATCTAAGGAAGTTATTAAACAAGGTGAAGGTTCTTACTTACCAAGATTATATTTAAAGTATTTTGGTAAAAGTAGCAGTATGGGTTACACTAAACAAAGAAAAGATTTAACCAAAGATACTAAAGATTTTTTAGGTGAAATTCAAGATGTTGCAATATTAGGTTCTAAAGCAATAGAAGATCCAATGTCTGATGTTGTTAGATATGGTTTTTTTCAAAAAATTGCAGAAGATCCTAATTGGACTTTAAAAACAGGACTTATAAATTTTCAAGGAAAAAATGTGAGTCCATTATGGTTAAAAGAAGAATCAGATAGAATTGCTAAAGAAATAAGAGATGGTTTAAGACCTACAAAAGATACTAAAATAATTAAAGAAATGGATAAGTTAATTGATAAAGCTAACTTAAATATAAGTAAAGCAGATTTATCATTATATAAAAAACTTCCTGAATCAAAACATTATGGAACACTAAGAGGATCTTATGTTAGAAAAGAGATAGTAGATGATATTGCTAATGCAGGAGAGTTTGTAAGTAAAGATTCTAACTGGGCAAAATCTATATTAGGTGATGCTGGTTTAGTAACAAAAGGAACTAAACTTTGGAAAATGAGTAAGGTAGCATTAAATCCTCCAACACAAATGAGAAATGCTATATCTAATATGATACTTCTAAATCTTTCAGGAGTTAGATGGAGAGATTTACCAAAAAGATTATTTCAAGCATGGGATGATTTAAGAAAGGATGGTGTATATACTCAAATTGCAAAAAAATATGGTGTAGTAAATTCAACATTTAGTAAACAAGAAATGATTGAAATAAATAAATCTTATTTAAAAGCTAAAGCAAAAGCTACTGGAAATGTAATAGACCAATTAAAATATATTGCAGGATCTATAGGAGATTTTGCTTCAAGAGCATATCAAGGAATGGAAATATTAGGTAAAACTGCTAAAATAATTGATGAAATGTCTAAAGGTGTAGATGAAGGAACAGCAGCTTTAACAGCACAAAAAACATTATTTGATTATTCTTTAGTTCCACCATCAGTTAGATATTTAAGAAATGCACCTGTTGGTATGCCTTTTGTAACTTATTATTATAAAGTACTACCTAATCTTTTAGAAACAGCAATAAGACACCCAGAAAGATATACACCTTATGTTGCTTTACCATTAGCTTATCATGCTATTTTAGCTAAATATAATGGTGTAACAAATGAAGATTTTGAAAAATTAAAAAATACATTACCAGAATTTTTAAAAGATAGAGGTAATGCTCTAGCTATGCCTGTAAAAGATAATCAAGGTAGATGGCAATTTTTAGATTTTAGTTATTTTTTACCTTATGCTATGTTTGTTGGAACAATTAAAGATGCAACAGATTTAAAAGTTCAAAAATTTTTATCAAGTACTGGTATTTTTGGAGCTCCTTTACCTCAATTGGTTGCAGCTTTAGCAACAAATATTGATCCATTTACACAAAGAGAAATTGTTAATGAGTTTGATCCACCTGCTAAAAAAGTTGCAGATTCTATGGCTTATTTATGGAGAATGACTATGCCTACTTGGTTAACAGATATTGGATTTGCAGGAAAGTTAAAAGAAGTATTAGATAAAGATGTTAATAGATATGGTGATCCAAAAATTACTATGACTCAAGCACTAACTAGATTAGTAGGTGTAAACATATATCCTATAGATCCTCAAAAAAGTAGAATGCAAAATATTAAATTGATGAAAAATGAAATAACTGGTATAAAATCAAGAAGAACAAGAGTGTTAAAAGATAAAAATTTATCTACTGAAGATAGAAAAAATATTAACAAAAAATATCAAAAAATGATTAAAGAAAGAATAAAACAATTACAAGAATATGTTAAAAAATCAAATATTCCAATGGAGTTAAAATAATGCCAAGAAAATCTGCAACAGAAGTAAAGATTGATTTTTTAGTAAAGGAAATTAGGGAACTAAGGAATGAAACTAAAACACTTAGAGCAGAAATAAACAAGGGAAAGGGTGCTATATGGATTCTATTAGTCATATCAGCAATAATATCAAGCGGTTATAATTATTTTAAATAGCCATTTTGAAATCAGATAAACAATCAATCTCTGATAGACAAAAGAAAACATCAATTAAAGGTACTGTAGGCGAATATGAATCAATCGCTGAGTACACTAGACAAGGATATTGGGTAGCCAAATCTTGTGATCCTAGCTGTCCATTTGACATTGTAATCGTAGATAGAAATGGTAAAATACAATTAATAGACATAAAAACAAATACTTTTAGAAAACATAAAAAAGGCAAAAGTCTTAAAGATAAACCTAAAGGTTCTTATAGAATTTCAAGAAGTCCTACAAAACTACAAAAAAAGTTAGGCATTAAATTAATGATGGTAGATTATGAGAGATAATAAAATATTAATTAATTTTCAAAAGCAACTTGAGAAGAAATATAAAGAAATGCAGTTGTTTAAGAACTTAAAAAAAGAAGTTGAAGCTAATGCTAATGGCACTAGAGAATATGTAATTAAAAAAGGTATTAACAAAGGTAAACTAGCTAAATGAATTTTGCAGACTTATTTAAAAAGAATTTTATATTTATACCAGTAGTAGCTTCTATAGTTGTTGGGGGTTTTACTTCGGTTAAATATGTACTTAATTTAACAACAACAATTAATAATTCAGAAGTACAAATTGTTAATCTTGAAAGAGATTTAACTGTTGCTCAAGATAAAATTGCAGAAATGAATACAAGACTTTCTTCTGCTGAAGCTACTTGGCAGATGGCAGAAAACTTATATAGAACTCTTGCAGACCAAGTAAGAGAACATAGCTATGACATTAAGGATTTAAACAGGTAATGTATGGAGGTTCTCAGGATGAATTATTATTTTACAGGATTACTTATCCTAGCTTTTACAATACTAGCTTTTTTTGTAGAACCTGCTTATCCTAAAAACGAATATCTTAATGAGTATGGTGCAAGGTGTGGAGAGTTAGAAGTTAGAACCGATAAAAGAGAAACTGATTACAATTATTCTGACAATAGCACTAATGAACAACAATACTTAAGTTTTACTTATAGAAAATATTTAGGCACAGATTGTAAAACTCAAAAAGAAAATGTAAAAATTAAACAACAATTAGAGTTAATGAAAATGTGTGGTAGAGTTAATAACAATCCTAGTCTTGCACAGAATGAAAACTTTAGATTATTAGTATCAAAATGTAGAGGTGTTACTCCTACAAGAGATACTACTAGACCTGATGATTCTCAAAGTTTGTGGGATGATATGAAGGATGATTATAAGAAAGAAAACCCAGATATAACACTTATGGGTGATAAGAAGATATTGAAGATGCCACCTAAAGATTATAAACTACCAGTACCAGAATGATTACAGAACAAACACATTTTAAAACAGATTTAAAAACATTAATAATGATAGTGGTTGGTATCTCTATTGCTGTTTGGACTTATGCAGAAGTTAATTCAAGAATAGTACATTTAGAAATGTCTAAAGCATTAATGGAACAAGATTTACTTGAAGCTAGTACACAAAAACCAATAGATCAAGAACAGTTTATGTTGATTGAAGATTTATATAAAACTGTAGAAAAGTTAGAAGTAACTCAAGAACAAAATATGACAAACAAAGTTAATATAGAATTTTTAAGAGAACAATTAAATAAAGCATTATCTGATATAGAAAAATTAAAAGATAAACAAAGAGAGTTTGCTAATGGAAACAGTCATTAATACAGTTGTTGCTCTTTGTATGTTTGTAGCAGGTGAACTAAAAGAACACCGAATACAAGATAAAATGTCAGATTGTCTTAAAGGTAAAAGAGAAGCAGAAAGATCAGCAAACTCTAGCATTGAATATAAATGTGGCAAAGTACAAGCTGTTTTAGAAGATAATATTGATGGCAGTAAAAGTATAAAGAAAATAGTAAATGATTGATAATATAGTGTATAATATTCTAGGTTTTTTTGATGATATTTTATCTAAAATAGATAGTATATTTGTAAGTAAAAAAACTAAAAGAAAAAAAAATAAATGTAAAAATTGTCATTGTAAGTGCCATTGTAAAAATGATTTGCATTTACACCATGACGATAAAGATTTATGTACCTGTGAGGTTTGCAAATGTACGAAGAACTAAAAGAAGAAATAAAACTTTGTGAGGGTTATGTTCCAAAGATTTATAAATGTTCAGAAGGATTTGATACTATCTTTTATGGACACAAGATAACACCTGATGATGATTACGAAAGTGATATAGAATACACTAAAGAAGAAGGTGAAAAAGTATTTGAACAAGATTTCAATAGAACACTACAAGCTGCTGAAAGATTAATAGGAGAAAGAAATATTAATTATATTGCTAAAGAAGTAATTGTTAATATGGTTTATCAGATAGGCGAAGGTGGTGTTTCTAAGTTTAAGAATATGTGGAAAGCTCTTGATAGTGAGGACTATGGTGAAGCATCATTTCAAATGCTAGACTCACTTTGGGCTAAACAAACACCAGCTAGAGCAGGTAAGTTAGCTGGAAAAATGAGGAGTGCAAAGTCATAATGTGGTTAAGTATAGCATCTAAATTAGTTCCAGGCATGATTAAGACTGGTATGTCTATTGCAGCAAATAGAAGAAAAGTAAAAGAACTTCAATCTGTTGCTGAAATGCGTCATGCAGAAAAGATGGCTTCTGGAGAAATTGAATGGAAACAACAACAAATTTCTTCACAGAAAAACGATCTAAAAGATGAATTTGTTTTGATTCTAATTTCAATCCCACTCTTGATCGCTGGTTGGGGAGTCTTTTCAGAGGATGAACAAATTATTGCAAAGCTAGATATTTTCTTTGAACAGATAAATAATTTTCCTCTATGGCTACAAGGTTTAATTGTTGGTGGCTATTCAACTGTTCTAGGTATTAAAGGTGTTTCTACTTTTAAAAAAAAATAATGTCTGATAGTATAGATCTAATAAATGAATATAAAGACCAAGTTCGTATTCTGAAACAAGAAGTTGCAGAATTACAGGATGCTGGTAAATCTAAAGATTCAGCAAACAAAAGATGTTTGCAGAAATTAGAACATTTAACCAAAGACCTTGAAGATGCTAATGATAAGATCAAAAAGTTGGAGGAGATAAAGGATGATAAATGAAAATAATGCTAACAATAGTGATGTGCAGTACCATAGCAAACACTTGCCTAGACCCTCATACTTTTCCTAAAGCTTACGATACTTATTATGATTGCCTTTTAGATGGCTACCAAAAGTCTATAGAAAAGACCAAAGAGGTAGGTAGAGAAGAAACAAATCAATATCAAATATATTCTAAGTTCGGCTGCCAAGAGATGATAGTACCCCCACCAAAACCTAAAACAAAAGCATGATTTATTGTGTAGTTTGGAAACAAGACGATAAATATAGAATGTTTACTAACACCATATTTGACACCGAAAAGAAAGCCACAGAATTTAAAGACAAACAAAAGTCTATGCGTAAAAAACATGATTGCAGAGTTTTAGAATTTGACTATAAATACTTTAATGGAGTTGATAAAATAGATTAATATGGCAATAAACAAAGCAAAAATGAAATGTAATTCACCTAGACGACAAGTTCAGGGTGGTAAAAAGTTTGTTGTTAAAGCCTGTAAGGGTGGTAGAGAAAAGATTATTAGATATGGTGATGCCAATATGACTATTAAAAAGTCTAACCCTGCTAGACGAAAGAGCTTTAGAGCTAGGCATAAATGTGCTACTGCTAAAGATGTATTTTCTGCAAGGTATTGGTCTTGTAAGAAATGGTAAGAAAGTTTTTAAAATTCATAGTGAAAGCTAGAATGCTGTATGCTGATATAAGAGGACATCATGGTAAAAGATGGAATTATGAACCTGGAGATTGGTATATGGGAAGAAATAAAAACAATAAAAATAGGAGATAACCATGTACATGAAGAAGAAAAAAGACAAGAAGAAAAAAAAGAAAAAAACTAAGAAGAAAAAATATTAGTTTATTAGGAGTAGCTACTTGTTAGCTGGGAATGTTGGAGGGTTAAATAAAATGAAAAAAACTATATTAAATGCTTTAGAAAAAAGATATGAAGCTATTATTGCTGAGTCAGATGCAACTTTAAATATATATCTAAATAATAGTGTGGGTATAGGAGAACATCCACAACATATTGACGAAGTAGATAAATTAATAGATAAGATAGCTAATGCCGAAGAAAAACTAAAAATATTAAAAGAGTTTGAATAATGAAAAAGGGTTATCACAAAACTAAAGATGGTCGTACAGTTAAAAAAGGATTGTACTATTACATGAACAAAAGAAAAAAAGCTGGTACTAGCCGAAAAGGTAAAGGTACAGTTTCAAGTAAAGCATTAAAACAATCAAAACGAACTGCCAAAAAATCATAAAAAAACTTGGGTTAAATCTAAAAACATTATTATAGATGTTGGTAAGTGTTCTTATTGCAACATTAATATGACAAACGAAGATTCATTTATTCCTATTGGTAAAATTATTAATGGAAAGTATATTTATAAAAATGCACACTATGAGTGCGTAAGAAAAGCAGACGAAGATAAGACTTATGAAAATGAGTCTAAATTTGATTGGTAATTAATATCCCCAAAATTTCTTAGCATTATTTAAATAATCTTCATTAGCATCACTATTCCAAAACATATGTGTAAAGTCTGGTTGAATGTAATCTTTAAGAACATTTGGATCATTGCTAATCTTCATTAAGTTCTGCCTAACTTTAGCTCTTTGTATTATTCTAGGTATTCTTTTTTTAATATTCTCAGGTTTAAGTTCATCACAATTACCTGCATGATAGACTCTAAACTCTTTCTCATTTACATAACAAAGATAAACTGGCACTTCAAATACTGACCAATAAAAATCTACTTGTAATAAATTATATGGCGAAGGTTTATCAGGTAGCTTACCAGGAAACCAAGACCTAGTTCCATCTTTCTTAACCATACCCCTTCTTGGCATCTTACATTTATCTTCAATAATAACTTTATCCCCTTTTAAATCTATGTAACCATGAACAGGAATATTGATACCATCAAACCATTTAAATGCCTCTATCTCTGGCTTACAAGACTCCC